TATACTACAAACAATCTGACCCAGATATTTGGCAAGATAAAGTTGTTGCTGCTAATATAAAGTTCATGGACCCACCTTTAAGTAATGGTGAAGTACAACAATTATTAAAATCTTTAGGTAAGAAAGGTTATGATAAATACAGATGTAAACTACCTCCAATACAACAAGTTTGTAATTCAGCGCTATGTAGAACTAAAAAATTTGGCGTAGGATCTGATCAAGAAGCAATGCCTTTATTAGGTAATCTAACTAAATATGATTCTAATCCACCACAATACTTTTTAGATATTGGTGAAGGTGAAACTCAAAAGAGAATTGAATTAAAAGCAGAACATTTAGCTAATCCAGCTTTATTTGCATTAGCTGCATTAGAGAAAGCAGATTTAGTTATACCGAGATTAAAAGAAAAAGATTGGAGAGAAGTATTTTTAAAACCACTAATGGATAATTTACAAACAGTTGAAGCATTAGAATCTTTAGATCCTAAAAATCAATTAACAGCTTTATTACAGGATTGGACAACTAATAGACAGAACGCAAGAACTATGGATGACGTATTTAACAAGCTTCCATATACAGATGAGAAAAGAGAATTTACATATTTCAGGATGGATGATTTTTATAATTTTTGTAAGAAGAATCATTGGGAAATGGATAAGGCAAAGACTGGTAATTTAATTAAACAGTTAGATAAAATATTTGTTTCTGAAATTAGAACAAAAGTAAAAGGTCAAGAACCTAGATTAATTAAAATTAATACGATGAAGAAGTTAGATGCATCTAGTACACAAGTTAAATATCAAGAACAACATTTTTAATGGAAATAGGAATTAACTGGTATTTAAAATATAGATTATTAAAAAAGGAATTAGAGAAAATAAAACTACAAAAAGAAATATTAGAAAGGAGGTTAAAGAAATATGAAAACAATAATACTAGGTCCACCAGGAACAGGAAAGACAACAACATTGTTAAATTTAGTAGATGAATTTATTAAGCAGGGAACAAGACCAAAGGAGATAGGTTACTTTTCTTTTACTAAAAAGGCAGCAAAGGAAGCAGCAACGCGAGCATCTGAAAAATTTGGGTTGAGCGCGGATCATGATTTAATATATTTTAGAACACTTCATTCTTTAGCTTTTAGAGTTTTAGGTATTACAAAAGATAAAATGATGAGTAGAGAAGACTACAGAGAATTTGGATTAAGATGTAATATTCCTATTAAGACTGCATCTCATTCAGATGAAGATGGTATATTTAATTCTGATAATGAATATCTAACCATTATAAATACAGCAAGAGTTAAGAAGATGGATTTAATGGAGTGTTATGATTCGAGAAGTAATTTATTAGATATAGAAAGAGATACACTATTCTTATTAGACCAGGAGCTTAAGAGATTTAAAAAAGAAAAAGGATTAAAGGATTTTACAGATCTATTAGATGATTTTGTAGAACAAGATTTAGCGCCAAAATTTAAAGTATTATTTATAGATGAAGCACAAGATTTATCTCATTTACAATGGGAAATGGTTAGATCTATTTGGAAGAAGGCTGAAAAAACTTATATTGCTGGAGATGATGACCAAGCAATATTTAGGTGGGCCGGAGCTGATGTAGATCACTTTATAGCATTAAGAGAGGAAGTAGATGAGATTAAGACACTTAATCAGTCTTATCGTATTCCTGGTGGTCCTATTCATGAATTATCACAAAAAATCATATCTAGGGTTAAGAATAGATATGAAAAAGATTATAAACCGCGCCAAGAAACAGGATTGTTAAGATTTTATACAGATATTACTCAAGTAGACATGTCTAAAGGTGAATGGACAGTGCTTGCATCAGCAAATTATTTTTTAGATGATGTTAAGGAGTTATGTGAATTACAGGGTTGGTATTATCAACACAAAGGAATTAATTCTATTTCACTAGAATTATTATTAGCATTAAGTAATTGGGAAGATTTTAGAAATGGTTCAGCTTTAAATTATATACAAATTAAAAACATATATAGATATTTAGGTGCTAATATAACTCCTGGATATAGAGATGCTAAAACATTAAAGGCTGAAGAAAAATACACAATTAATGATTGTAAGCAGAATCATGGTTTACTTACTGATAAAGTATGGTATGAATCATTTGAGGGTGTAGACACAATTACTGAAAATTATATTCGTAATATGAGAGCTAATGGTGAGAAGATAAATAAGACTCCACGTATTCTTATGTCAACCATTCACGCTTTTAAAGGCGGTGAACGAGATAATCTTTGTGTTCTACTAGATTTAACATCCGCTGCGGTTAAACAAAGTGAAGAGGATCCAGACGATTTACATAGATTGTATTACACAGCTTTTACAAGAGCTAAGAAAGAATTACATATTGTAGATCCGAGAGATTTTAACAAAGCATACACTATATGACAAATAAAGCATTTTTTAAACAAATAGGTGGTAAACATTATAAAGTAATGAAGATACAACCATCTGTATTTATTAATGAAAACGGTTTACCTTTTGCAGAAGGCAATGCAATTAAATATATATGTAGACATAGATTAAAAGGTAAGAAGGAAGATATATTAAAAGCAATTCATTATTTAGAAATGATATTAGAAAGAGATTATAAGTGAGAACGTTTCAACAAATTTTATTTACACCACAAACAGAATGGGTGGTACCAGAAGAACTAAAAGATTTACGCGGTCATAAAGAAATAGCAATAGATTTAGAGACCTGCGATCCGGAGTTAATGGAGCTAGGATCGGGGAACGTGGTTGGTCGTGGTAAGATAGTTGGTATTTCAGTAGCTGTAGAAGGTTGGGCAGCTTATTATCCAATAGCACACGAAGGTGGTGGCAACATGGATAAGAAATTAGTTTTAAATTGGTTACAAGATTTATTTAAACAAGATTCTACATTTATATTTCACAATGCAATGTATGATATCTGTTGGTTAAGATCATCAGGAATAACTCCTCCAGCTAAAATTGTAGATACAATGATAGCTGCATCATTGGTAAATGAAAATAGATGGAGTTTTAGATTAGATGCATTAGCAAAAGAATACGCAGGTATAGGTAAAGATGAAGCTGTATTACAAGCAGCAGCAAAAGAATATGGAATAGATGCTAAAAAAGATATGTGGAAACTTCCATCTATGTTTGTTGGTCAGTACGCTGAAAGAGATGCTGAATCAACTTTAAAACTTTGGCATAGAATGAAAGTAGAATTATCTGATCAAGATCTTTGGACTATATTTGATACAGAGACAAGATTATTTCCATGTCTTGTAGATATGAGATTTAAAGGTGTAAGAGTTGATGTTGAAAAAGCTGATAAAATTAAAAAAGAATTGATGGATAAGGAAAATAAAATAATCAATAAAATCAAAGACTTAACAGGTGTTTCTGTAGAATTATGGGCCGCATCATCCATTGCAAAAGTATTTGATGCTTTGAAATTACCATATGATAGAACAGAAAAAACTGGAGCTCCTAGCTTTACTAAAAACTTTTTATCAAATCATCCTAATGAAATTGCACAAGGAATTTCTTACGCACGAGAAATAAATAAAGCACATACAACTTTTATAGATACAATTGTAAAACATTCTCATAAAGGAAGAATTCATGCAGATATAAATCAAATTAGATCTGATCAAGGAGGAACTGTCACAGGTAGATTTTCAATGTCTAATCCTAATTTACAACAAATACCAGTAAGACATAAAGAACTAGGGCCATTAATTAGATCTTTATTTATTCCGGAAGAGAATCATAAGTGGGGAGTATTTGATTACTCACAACAAGAACCAAGAATATTAATTCATTATGCTAAACTACAAAGATTAGATGGTATAAATGAAATTGCACAAGCATATGAATCAGGTGAAGCAGATTTCCATAGTGCAGTTGCTAAAATGGCAGGAATAGAAAGATCTCAAGCTAAAACAATTAATCTTGGATTAATGTATGGTATGGGTAAAAATAAATTAATGGCTGAACTAGGTTTAATGAAAGAAGCAGCTGAAAAACTAATTGCTCAATATCACGCTAAAGCACCTTTTATAAAACAATTAATGCAAGCTGTTTCAAGAAGAGCAGATGAGTCTGGAAGAATAAGAACTTTGGGTGGAAGAGTTTGTCATTTTGATCTTTGGGAACCAACTACATTTGGTGCTGGATTTCCTAAAACACATGCTGAAGCATTAAAAGAGTATGGTCCTGGAATTAAAAGAGCAGGAACATACAAAGCATTAAATAGATTAATACAAGGATCAGCAGCTGACATGACTAAACTGTCTATAATTGCATTAAGTGAAAATGGAATTGTACCTCATATACAAATACATGATGAATTAGATGTATCTGTTGAACATAGTGAACAAGCTAAGCAAATTGTAGAGATTATGGAATCAGCTATTAAATTAGAAATACCTAATAAAGTTGATTACGAATGCGGAAATAGTTGGGGATCAATAAAATAGTATTCAATGTCTTATTTAAATGCTAATATACCACCCATATACTGTAAAATAAGGAGAGAATATTTATATGACTTACGAAAACATCACGGCGAAACTGAAGATTGTGTGGTCTTTGCTATTGCAAGCATTCCAGGGCGTGCGATCTTATTTCATGCTTTACTTACGAATGGTGCAATATATTGGCGGCTTCCTATCAGTGCTTTTCTTCAAGGAAGAAACAGCGGTACTATGCATCAGGGAAAAATGGAATCTCCAGATCTCGAAGATCTTGAGCTGTGGAATTCATTTAGTTATTATCCTGCTGTTACTACTTTTGATTTTTTAATCGGGCAGCGCTGTAAATATTTAGGTAAAGATAAAAAATTTATACATGGTGAATATTTATTTACAATTGATTGGGCCCATCCAGAACCTAATATCTTGGATACTGAACATTCCGAAATTCCTGATCAACATAAGTGCGCACATATTTTGGCTCTTGATAACGGTAATTATGCAGCTCAACCTAATAATCGTATTCTGTGGAACATTGGTAGTTTTACTACTTCTACACATTGGCCAGACTATAAGGTTACAACTACGGAATGGAATGTCGAAAATAAAGGTTGGCAGTTAGAAGATACCGATGATATGTTCTATCAAATAGATGCCAAAGAAAACAAAAAAATTTAGAAAACCATTACATTTAGGAGCCAGAATAGAACATGGCATATGTCCCTATTGCAATTTATTATCACCTTTGTTATT